TCCAATGCTTTTGTTTTCTTATCCGACCACGTTTCAACCTGTTGAGCGAGTGGATGCTTCGAATTATTCGTGGCTCCTGCTTTGTTTGTATGCCGTTGAGTTGACGGGAAATCTTTATCTTTCCATTCAACAAACATTGTTTGATAGATTTCAAAAATATCGAGATATGACTCAATCAGCGGATCTAGGGTGAGTGTGTAAATATCCGCATCACGCATGATCTTCAATAAACGCTCTTTTTCAACTTCTGTTTTTTTGACTACAATTTCACGGCGCTGCTTTTTCGTGGACAATCCACACACCCCCCTTGTTTTCTGCTTGTACACCCCACCCGAAAAAATAAAAAGTTGTCTGACGAAAGAAAGCACCCCATGCTACCTATCTTCCCGATTAAAATATTTATTTTTTTCTGGTGGGGGGGTTAGAACTTTTTTATTTTAAATAATTTATTTTATTTTATTTTTATTTTACAAATTATTTTATAAATTTATTTTTTATTTAAAATAACTTGCAAATACTTTTTTGTTTTCAAAATTATTTTCTTCTTCAATGTGACAGGTCGGACATAGCAGCATGAGATTATTCACTTCAAGCTTTAATGTAATATCTTTTTTAATCGGAATGACGTGGTGTACATGAGCGCTGCGCCCGAATACAAATGTCTTGCATCGTTGACAGCACCCACGCTCTCTGTCGTACACAAAGGATCGTGTGTCTTTCCACGCCTTGCTATTGTAGAAGGATTTGTTTTCATGATGGTAAATGGATGTCTTATCTTTCTTTACCTTCTTAGGCTTCGCGCGTTTGTGATCTGGACAATACTGCCCGCGTTCCATCTTGGTGTCACAGCCATTGAAATCACAATACTTCATTCTTCATCACCTACACTTTGAAATCTATATAAGTAGTGTTTTCAATATCGTAATCAATTAGATGTTGCGGAATTTCTCCGTCGAATATTTCGATGTCATCTTCACGTGTCCCTATCCACGGGTTTTTATTTCCATACCGAACACGGTAATAATTATATTCTTCATCGAACCATACAATCTTCCCAATAGAACCCTCACCCGTACCAAACACTCCATCAAAATATGAAGTGCCTTTTTTCACAACATAGTCGCCATATTTGAATTTCTTTGTTGATAGTAATTCTTTAATTTCTTTGTATTCTTCTTGCTTTTTTCTATAGTGAACAATTGCTAGTGCTGCCACTCTTTTTTCGACTTCGTTTAAATTCTTCATTCATCATCACTTGCGAGTTCATTTTTCAGAAAATCAATAATGTCTTCACGCTTGGTGATATTGTCCGGTATTTCAATATCAGCTTCCTTGGCTAAAGCTCGTAATTTTTTGACGGTCAAGTCTTCAATTAACTCTGGTGATATGGCCACTTTTGCATTTCTGATATTATTGTTTACCGTCATATCAGTTCCAGTCGCTAAGTCCACACCCATAATCATTGATGCTGGATCAACAGTTATCTCGAATGGTGCTGTATTTCCTGTAGGAACGAATCGTACACGTTGTTCTTTCGCGTCCCAATACTCAGTACCCTGTGGAGTCTTGCGTGTTTCTACTATCATCAGTTGTCATCTCCTATTATTTTGTTGTATTAAAAAAGCCACACCCATGATCGATGTGACTTAATTAACCTCTATATACTTTCAAGACTACATACCATAACAAGTCCTACTGTTAGCTAATGCACGCTCTCTATCACCAATTTAATGGTAGGTATTCACTAGCCCGCGATTATTTTGTGACTGTATGATATGTAGTCTTCAAGGTATATAAAATGCCACACCTGGTTAGATGTGACATTTTAAAAAATAGATTATAAGTTTAAGCTCGACTTATTAAATACGAGTGCAAATTGACCACTGAAAAAGTCGCTAATTTTAAATTTCGTAGTAATGTCTGATAAATCCCCAACATCTAAAACATGATGACTGTCAGTGTAAATACTTCCTAATAGAACCCTGAATTCGTTTTGAGCTTTGAAAAAATCATCCTTAATAAAACAAATATCTGAACTATCTAAATTACCGTATGCATTAATTCTATCTGTGAAATTCCTACTAAAATCATAGTATTTTACTTTTTCCATTCTAAAATTTATATTATCTTCCGTGCATTTTCTCATAACGCGTTCAGCGAATTTAGCTGCATCTATAATTAACATATTATCCCCGAAATCAGAAACCAACTTTTCTAAGTCGGCCTGGTCTATAAAAGGTATAGTGTTAATATGAGTTTCATCTTCTGACTCAACTTTTAGAACATCTTTATCGACTGAATACATACAGAGAACAGGTGATTGGACTCTTTCGTTAGAATGGAAGTCAATTCTTCCTGCTTTTCCCGTCATTAATACTTCATCTGTAACCGGATTTTTAAAAGTTAAATCAACATCAACAAATACAGCTGATGCTTCTAAAGCATCTCCTACCCCTCGTACTCCACTCACTTTTTCTTTATTCATAAAATATTGCAATGGATTCATGTAAAGTTTCCCTTGAATAAAGTCATTCTCATATTCTGGTGTTACAAATTTTAATAAGAATGCAGTTTTATCATTTGGTAATTTATTTTTCATTATCTCGCCTCCACACTAATCATAATGCGAATGGAAATGATTGTCACTTGCATTATTCGACATAATAAAAAGCCACACCCGTAATGGATATGACTCTTTATATATTTTCATTTTATTTTAAATGCGTTATCAATAACTTGATCTAAAATCGATAAATTAAAGTCCCTTGTTTCTTTACCGTCGTATGTCCATAACGGTCTAACTGTCCCGAAGATTAAATAGCCTACAATTTTTTCTTCGGAATCTGAATTCTTATATCTAACTTCGATTCTTTCACCATGATAATCGAAGCAAATATAGTTATCGAAAATATTATAGGACATCTGTTCCTCATCACGTTCGAGTTTAGCAATACCTTCAGGTAAACCAAAAAATTTAGTAATGTGCTCCTCTAACAAATCGAGCATAGCCTCTTTATTATTTGAAGACCTCATTTTATGTTCGTTAATTATATCTTGTTTCATTCTTTCCTTTCGTGCGCCCTCCATGTTCTCACCCCCTCGCTACTTGACTTAATCATAAACTCATTGGAAATGATTGTCACTAACATAATTCGACATTACCAGAAACACCTAATATGAAATGTCTTAAATTATGTATTCTTATTCCTCTTTCATATCCATTTGAATTAAATACTTACATTTTGGACAACGACAAGATAATTTATAAGTTTTCTTTTTCGGATTAAACTCATCGCCCAATGAATTGACTATGCCTGGAAATGATAAAATAATAGCAAAAATAGAAATCATGGTTATTGAATCTGGTTTTCCTTTGAAACCTTCAACTATTAATGTGAAGATTGAAAAGAATAAAAAGAAAATTAATGCTATCGCAAGTATTATTAAACTCAAGCGATTATATACTCTCTTTATAGTTTGCCACATATATATTCCCCCTTCACCTACTTACGAATATTCATGGGAAAAGTTTCAAAATAAAAGCCACACCCGACTGGATGTGACTAAGAACTAAATTTATTTAAATTATTTAATTCCTTCTGATTTTCCTCGATATGCTCATGAACATATTTGTCAAATGATTCAAAAGTCTTTTTCCTTTCTATTACTGACTCCCTTAAACCTTCTAAAGATTTTGTTTTATGTTTTTCATGTATATGAGTAAATCCAATAATATCAATATACATGTTATTTAATGCTCTACTAAATAATAAATAGTCAAGATTATACCCTTTCGATAATATATCATCGTTAATTTTATCAACTTTATTAACTATATATTGTAAATCATATTCTCTGATTTTTAGTTTATAATCTATTTCATCGATGTGTGGATTTGTAAATTCGCTTTCAAATTGTTCAGCGAAATTTATAGTGTCTTTATTTAACAAGTCTAGTTTTTTTAAGTTATGTAATATTTGCTCTATATTTTGTTTCTCTTCTTTTCTCTTTTCATGTTCAAATTGTTTATTCATTTGATTTGAAGCAACAAAATAGGCACCAAAAGCCCCAGCAAATCCACCCATCATACTTAAAATACCACTAATAATTGTCGCATTATCTCCACTTTGAATTCTGAAATCTTGCATTAACAAAGCATATAATGCTATCAAGAGTCCAATTATTGATATTAATAAAAATATGATTACTTTTTTGTTATACAATTAATTCACCTCCACACTAATCATAGTATGAATGGAAATGATTGTCACTAACATAATTCGACATCATAAAAGAGCACCCATAATTAAATGAGCGCTCTAGCGGAAATTATATGTCAATGGCTAACCAACCACAGTACACTAAAAACATTAATATTCCTATTAGAAGAATAGCATGATTCTTAGTTCAAATGCGCGATTGTAGTGACGTTTATCGCAATGTAAAATATGCCAATAAACTTAATTTTAAAAGTATTAAAAAAGCACTCAACAGAACTGTTCCCAGTCAAGTTGAATGCCTGGTGCATGTCTTGTATTTATCGTTTATCGAAACAACTTACAATATCAATTTACCATGGGTAATTGTGAACTTCGCGTATCTTGCAAGTTTCATTCAAGCGTATCCGATTAACTCTGCCATTTCATCAAGCAAACTATTTCGTATTCGTAACACTTTAGAGCGGGAATAACCTAATTCGTAAGCTATATCATCCCATTCCATCATGTCGCGATTAGCGCACCAGTAACGGTTATCTACGACGTATCGCGTGTCAACGTCCGTTTCTTTGTATAACTTTTCGACCACTCTAATGATAGTAGTTAAGTTTTGATGTAATTTATCTTCTAGTATTCTGATAGCTAATTGTTCGGTGGGTTTGGATATCTGTCGGACCGAATTACTACCACCACCGGAATTCTCGTCATCGGAATTCTTACTCATTAATTCCCACTCACGGAACTTTAACTGTTTGATATTTTCACTATAGTTTATCCAGTATTCCTCAAGCTTTTTGATGTCGTGTCTGTTTAGTGTTCGCAAGATCTCAGCCCCTATTCAATTTACTCAGTCGATCATACATTTCAAGTAATTCATGATTAGATTTATTTTCAAATCCTACTATCGACCAATGTGTCCATAAGACTAACCAACCTACGATTTCGTTGCGGTCTTCCACAGTCATAGCACATCAATACGCTTCAAACTATCCACTTCACTAAAGCCGTTTGGATATCGTTTACTTAATTTTTCTATATTCATTTCAGCAACGTCGTCCAACGTGAAACCTAATAAGTCTGCACTTCTTGCGATATACCATAATTGATCACCTAGTTCTTTTGCGAGTAATGCCTTGTCCAATTTATGACCTTGAAATACCACCTTTTTAACGTGGTCCGCAAATTCTCCTGCCTCACCAGTCAATCCTAATGAAAAATTGAGTAGAGCCATTACCTCACCTTCACTATCGACTTTTGGCGACGTTCGTTCTGTATGCATTTGATACTCGTTTAGATTCATTCTGCACTCTCCAATTCAATTAATTTATCAAGGTAAAACTTTGCTTTCTTCAAGTCTTCAATACCGTTTTTCCTATCGTACCTAGTGACGTACTTCAAAACGTTTATCCGGTGGAAGCCTTTCAACTGCTCAACAGGTAATTGCATTTCAGCGAATCGGATAACGTCGATTCCGTTTTTATGATAATGATCGGGTGTGTTGATAATGTCATCACTTTTAATAGTCACGTTCTCGCCCCCGATTTATTACTCACTCCATGCGCATCTTTCCATCTTCCAAATCTATTCCCGCCAACACCGAGTAGTTTCCAAATGTCGATGTCCCGCAGCCTTGCACGTTTCAACTGCTCATACATTTCCACTGTAAGATTATCGGTTGTTATGCCTGTAAGGTCTGGAATCACGATAACTTCTAGTTCTGCTGTTTTTCGTGGAGATACTAATTTGTTTAATTTAATACCTAGCGCACGTACTTTGACAGCAGAATTACATGTACACCTAGACTTTTCAACTGGCGTGTAACCAGCATCTAAATG